ACTTGAAGAAGAAAGTAAGCCAAAAACAAAAGAAAGTAATGAAGATGTTGCAATGTTTGAAATGCAACAAAGAATCAAAATACTGGAAAAAGAGGGCGGCATATTAAGTCCGTCATAGGTGGTAGCACGCGAATTGCTACCACCTTTATTTTTGCGCTAAAGGTGGTGAGGACGTGGCAGATAATGAACTGGACAGCTTAGAACTTAAAATACAAGCAAATGCAACACAGGCAAACAATGCGCTTGATAAACTTGTTAAAAATTTAGAGAATTTATCAAATTCGTTAGGAGTTATCAATAATGTCAATCTTGCGGGGTTTGCAAGTGGCGTAAAAAATATTACAAATGCAATGCAGGGAATGAAAAGCGTAAGCACGGCAGATTTTACGCGTTTGTCAAAAGGTATTCAGAAGATTTCAACCATTGACACTGCCGCAATAAACAAGGCTTCTACAGCAATGGCGTACTTAAGTAAGTCCTTTAATTCCATGCAGGCAACCAGTGAAGCAACAAAGCAGATTACGGAACTTGTGACAGGAATCAAGCAGTTAGGATATGCCAGCGCCGCAAAAGCTATTGACAATATACCGAAGCTTTCAAGCGCGATGAAACAGCTTATGCAAGAACTGTCAAAAGCACCACAGGTAAGTCAAAATCTTATTGATATGACTAATGCGCTTGCGAATTTAAGCCGCACAGGGGCTTCAAGCGGCAGAGCGGCAACGTCATTAAGCAAAAACTTTTTGAACGTTTCATCTTCTGCAAATTCGGCAACTAAAAGCAGTTGGTCGCTGGCTTCCGCATTTGGTAAATTATACGCTTCATACTGGCTTGTTTTTAGAGGAATCAGTAAACTGGGAGATTCGATTGATATAGCTTCATCACTCATAGAAGTTGAAAACGTTGTACGTACAACTTTCGGAAATTATGAAAGCCTTGTAAACGACATGGCAAAAACATCTATACAGGATTTTGGTATGTCAGAACTGTCCGTAAAGCAGTATTCAAGCCGTTTTCAAGCTATGGGTGTCGCTATGGGATTTTCTCAAAAGAAAATGGCCGATATGTCCATTGAACTGACAAAGCTGACGGCAGATATGGCTTCATTTTACGATATGGAACAGTCAGACGTTGCGAGAAATCTTCAAGCAATTTTCACAGGCGAAACAGAGCCATTAAGAAAATATGGACTTGATTTGACACAAGCAACGTTAAAAGAGTGGGCTTTAAAAAACGGACTTGACGCTAATATCAGTTCCATGACACAGGCTGAAAAAACCATGTTGCGATACAAATATGTTATGGCAAATACGGTGGCAGCGCAAGGCGACTTTGCAAAAACTGCCGATACATGGCACAATCAAACGGTCATTTTAAAGCAATCATTTCAAGAACTGGCAGGAATTATAGGTACATCGTTGATTAATGCGTTTAAGCCGTTTTTAAGCGGATTAAATTTCGCAATGACACAGGTTATTAATTTCGCTGAAACGGTAACAAATGCCTTAGGTGCAATTTTTGGTTGGAAATTTGAAGTTACAAACAAAGGTATTGCCGATGATTGGTCGGACGCCGCGGACAGCGCCGATGATATAGCAGACAGCACCGGAAACGCCGCTAAAAACGTTGAAAAGCTGAATAAGGGTGTAAGACAGTTTGATGAATTAAAACTGATTACAACACCGGATTCAAGTAGTGGAAATGGCAAAAAGGGTAGCGGCACAGGAGCGGCAAGTGCAGACGGAGCAAGCGGTGGTCTTGTGAAAGTCGATACCATTTGGAAAGACTATAAAAGTCAAATTAAAAATTTACGCGAGTTAGGCGAGTATATAGGCAATACGCTTACAGATACGCTGAATAGCATTGACTGGGACAGCGTGTATGCCGGTGCTAGAAATTTTGGTAAAGGCCTTGCTGATTTCCTCAACGGGCTTATCTCACCGAAATTATTCGGTGCTGTCGGCAGAACTATTGCAGGAGCATTAAATACTGCTGTGTATACGGCTTTATCGTTTGGGGAAACGCTTGACTGGGAAAACTTAGGATTTTCTATTGCAACCGGAATAAATCAATTTTTTGAAACGTTTGATTTTGCTTCAACCGCAAAAGCTATCAATAAGTGGGTTCAAGGCATTTATGACACAATCAAAACAGCTATAAAAAATATCAAATGGTCAAAAGTGCTTGAGGGAATAGCAACATTAATTGGTGATGTTGAACTAAAAACAGTAGCAATCATAATTGGAGCAGTACTTTTAAAGAAATATTTCAAACTGGAAATTGCTAAAAATATTTTAAAGGGCATTGCAACGTCAATTTCACAGTCAATAGCAAAATCACTTGCGGCAAAAATGGGTGTTGAAATTGCACAAAACGCAGGAATTTCAAAGGCACTTACGGCTGGAATTAAAAAATCAATAGGAAATATTGATTATGGTGGACTATCAAAAACACTTTCGTCTTTAATGTCAACAAAGTTAAAAGCCACAATCGGAATTGCGGGTATTGCAACAGAGTTTTTAACAGTTGCAACTGTTTTTGAAAAAATTGGGGAAGGTGCTAATTTTACAGTCGGCATGTTGGCAAAAGTGGCGGCAGGCGCAGGAGTGGCGGCGGCCGCATTGAAGTTGATTGGCTTATCTACACCGTGGACAGCGGCTATCGTTGGTATTACAGGTGTGGTTGCGGCTATCGCAGGAATCGGCATTGGTGCGGCAAAAGCAGAAAAAGAGATAAAAGATTCATCTATAAATATAAGCGATACAGTAAAACAGACAGCGGAAAACTTAAATTCAACAATACAGTCATCTAAAGACCAGCTTAACAGTGTAGGTGATACCTACGCAGGCGTTAAAAGCGTTGCAGATAAATACTTTGAATTGGCAGATAATTTTGACAATTTAACAGATTCGCAAAAAGAAATGCTTATTGCATACGCAAATTACATTGTCGAACAGTGTCCAGAATTGGCAGATTCGATTGATACGGTAACAGGTGAGTTTAAAGGGCAAAAAGATGAAGTTTACAATACAATTTCTGCACTTGAAGCTTATGCCAAAGCGGCGGCAATGCAAGATGTATTAAAGGATTTGTACAAACAACAATTTGACATCGGAAACCAGTTAAAAGAAAACAATGAAAAAATTAATGAAGCAGATGAAATCATCTACGATTACGTCAAAAACCTCACCGGAATGTCTAGGCAGGCATTTAATTCAACATATGAAATTAGTGGATTAGGTGACGCATTTGATGTTTTAACGGAAATACTTGATAAAACAAAAGAACGCACTAACGGCTTCAAAAAGACATCAGAAGATTTGCGTAATGAATTGGGACTTAATCGCAAAGAAGTTCACGAATTAACAAATAACAGCGTAATATTAGAAAATAGTTATGCAAAGGCTACAAATGCAATAGATGACGCCGCAACAGAAGCGGCAGTATGCAGAAATGAATACAACAAGCTTACACAACAGCAGAACGACACTGCGGACAGTTCTGATAATTTGCGGGATACAATGCAACAAAACAATGAGCAAATAAGAGAATCCGTGCAACAGTCAATGTATGACATTGAAAAAAATGTAGCGGAAAAGTCAGGCGAATCTACAGAAGATATTTCAAATTTTTACAACAAGGCAAGTGAAACCTTTGGCAGATTGGGTGTTGTAGGAACAGACGGCGGTACAAAGCTGTATAACGGATTTACGACCACAACAAGCGGATTGCCGGGATACAATAGCGCAATATTCGACAATATTCAACAAACGGCTATTTCAAAGGCACTTGATACCGGCTCAAAAGCGGGTGAAAACCTTGTTGATTCGTACAAGGAAAATATTGACGGTGTACCGAACACAACGGCAGTTGCTTTCCTGTCAATTATAGACGCGGTAAACGCAGGAGAAATCGGTTCAGACGTTGGAGCTGACCTCATGAATAACTTAGCAGATACGATAAGCAGTAAAGCATGGGAAGTCCATGACGCATTAACAAACGCTATTCAAAATAGTTACAAAATGGAACTGGAAAGCGATGATAATTATAGCGCAGGTGACCCATTGAAAAGTGGATTTGCTAAAATTCGTATTAAAGGGTATGCGGACGGCGGTTATCTTCCGCAAAAATATAGCATTGTCATGGCGGGTGAAAACGGAATACCGGAAATTGCCGGAACGGTCGGCGGCAAGTCGGCAGTAGCGGGCGGCGCAGAAATTACGGGTATTAAAGATTCCATTTACGATACGTCACAGCGAGAGATAGCACTGCTTAGACAGCAGAACCAGTTGTTACAAGGAATACTCAACAAGGACTTGAGTATAAGCCAAAACGACATCGGAAGCAGTGCAAGAAAATACGCAAGAGAATATTTTAAAAGAACTGGCAAACCGGCATTTGATTATTAATGCATGTACAATAGATGATAATTAATCTATTATAATACGTGACAACTTGCTTTGCGGCGGAATCTATTTTATGTAGGTTTCGCCTTTTGCCATTTCTTTAGCACATATCGAATGCCGGTATGTGCTTTTTTGTTACCAATTTTTAAAAATGTGAGGTGCAGGCATGGCGTACAACGGCTTTTTGATTAAAATTGGAGATTATACGATACCGGACGGATTAATCAAGGCAGATTCCTACAGCGCATACGCAAATATGCAGGACATTGACGATTACACGGACGCAAACGGATACGAGCATAGAAACGCTGTTGAATTAAAGGCATTAAAGGTTGAATTTGAAACCAAGGCAATGCTTACAAATGAAACATTTGAAGTGCTGATGAGCAATATTCGCAACAATTTTACAAATTCGCAGGAGCGTGGCTGTTATATTACAGCCTATATCCCAGAATATGATGATTATGTTACACAGTATGGCTATATGGCTGATTTTCAGCCAACAATTTACGGCACATACGGAAATGTAATTCGATACGATTCAATCAGATTTGCTTTTATTGGAGGTGTTTACGGTGATTAATTATCAATACGCAGAATTGTTTAAAAAAGATAGCATAGATAAGCAGTTGACGATTGAAACGGACGATAAAACGACAAAAATTACAAATGTTGAACTACATCAAGAGCAGTTTGAATTGACAGAAAGCATTTGTTCGGAATCTGAATTGACAATCGGAAGCTGTGAAGCGGCGGTGCTTAAATTTACTGTATCAAACATTTTTTTGCCGATGAAAGACAAAATGATAACGGTTAAAACGGTAATTGATAATAACACTGCAAATCCGTTTCAAATTGGCAGATATAAAGTATACTCTGACACACCAACGGCAGATAGAACAAAGCGTGATATTGTGGCTTATGACAGTCTGTATGACGTGATAAACGCAGATGTGGCGGAGTGGTACAATACTTTGCTCCCGGATAAAGACAGCGTTACAACAATGAAAGCTTTTCGGGATAGCTTTTTTGGGTATTTTGGGATTGAGCAGGCGGACGCACAGCTTGTAAATGATGATATGAAAGTCGAAAAGACGGTTGAGCCGGAAGAATTAAGCGGTGCAACTGTGCTGAATTGTATTTGTGAAATTAACGGCTGTTTCGGTCATATTGGACGTGACGGCAGATTCCATTACATCTACCTTGAGCAAGAAATACAGGGATTATATCCAAGAAACAACCTGTATCCGGCAGATGATTTGTACCCGCGTGAACCGAAAAGCACGAGAATAAGCAAAAGTCTGTATATATCGGCGCAATACGAAGATTTCCTCGTGAAAACTATTGATAAACTGCAAATCCGGAAAGAAGAAGACGATATCGGAGTAATTGTCGGAAGCGGCACAAATGCCTATGTTATACAGGATAATTTTCTTGTTTACGGCAAAGGCAGTGAAGAACTGACGGGAATCGCAAATAACATTTACGGAAAAATCCGGGGAATTATTTACAGACCGTTTTCTGCGGACTGCAAAGGAAACCCATGTATTGAAGTAGGTGACGCGGTTCGTCTGCCAACAAAATATGAAATCATTGAAAGCTACGTGTTAAAACGTACACTAAAGGGCATACAGGCACTTAGGGACAACTATGAAGCAACGGGTGAAGAATACCGTTCTACACAGGTAAATAGCGTGCATAAAAGCATTATACAGCTAAAAGGAAAGACCAACGTGCTGACACGGACAATCGAGGAAACCAACAGTAAGATTACGGACGTTGAAAGCGGATTAAGTTCTGAAATTAAGCAGACAGCAACGGATATAAGAGCAGAAGTTAAAAACACGGCTGACGGCTTGTCAAGCAGTATTGAGCAGACTGCTGAAAGTATTACTTCCGAAGTTAAACGAGCAAAGCAAAGTGAAGAAGAATTGTCTTCTAAAATTACACAGACGGCTGAATCAATCACATCAGAAGTTGGCAAAAAATATGAAACAAAAGAAAACGCTACGAACACAAAAACAGAGCTACAAACCTCAATAAGGCAGACGGCAGACGGATTTACGGCAGAGTTATCAAAACAGGTAACGGAAACTAAACAATATGCTGAATCTGCCGCTGAAACGGCTGAAAGTAATGCAAAACAGGACACGGCAGATAAGTTAAAGGATTACAGCACAACAACAGAAATGAATACCCGAATCAATGCCACAGCAGAGGGAATTTCGGCAGAGGTAACCCGAAAACTGCAAAGCTACAGCACTACAGAACAGATGAATAGTGCAATAAGGCAGACGGCAGATAGCATTAATACAGAAGTATCAAAAAAAGTAAATGGCGATGAAATTATTTCAAAAATTAACCAATCTGCTGAAAACGTTTCGATTGAAGCAAACAAAATCAATCTGAACGGCGCTGTGACGGCTAATCAGAATTTTAAAATCGGTTTGGACGGCAGTATGGAAGCGTTATCCGGACTAATCGGAGAATGGCAGATATTTGACGGATATTTGCGGTATGTTTTAGGAGAAAATGCACAGGCACTTTTAAAACCGGACGAATTGCTTATTAGTAGAAGTGCCGGGGCAAACTTTCACGCATATCCGGGATTGTTGTATATGCAATCTGATGACGGAGAACGAAGCATTTCTATTGATTGCAATGACGGAAGCATTAATTTGGGCGGAAGCTGGACAACTCCGTGGGGCGACATAGAAGGATAGAAAGGAGCAGGCATGAATAAAACGTATGGTCGTATAAATTGGGAAAATTATCCGAGTGATGAAACACCACTGAATGAAAGTAATCTGAATAAAATAGATGTGGCTACAGATGAAATTGACAATAGGGTAATTACACTGGACACTACAAAAGCGACCAAGGAAGAAGTTTCAACACTGGTGCAGGACGTTGCCTTTGAAGAAAAGACAGGTATTATCACGATTGTAAAGAAAAACGGTTCAAAGATAACGATTGACACGCAAATGGAAAAGATCGCGGTAAATTTTTCATATAATGCCGGAACACAGCAGATTATTTTAACGCTTATTGACGGCACAAAGCAGTATATAGACCTGTCAGCATTGATTACGCAGTATGAGTTTTTGGACAGTGACACGGTGGCATTTTCGATTGACAGTGCCGGAAAAGTGTCTGCAATCGTAAAAGAAGCGAGTATACAGGAAAAACATTTACAGCCTAATTATCTTGCGGATATTAAAGTTGAAGTTGCAAAAGACGCAACTGTGAAGACTGTG